TTCCCGGCCTACGAGGACACCGGCGTCGCCGCGAGGCAGAAACAGGTCGAAGAATACCGTGACCGCTTGCTGCAGGCGCGAAAACAAAAACTTATCGAAAGGGTGAAGAAAATTGCTCAGACAACTGTTGCTGGCAAAAAAGATTGAGCAGCGCAAGAACGCGCTGGCTGAGTTGCTTGTGCAGGAGGAAGAAATCCAAAAGCGCAGCGAGGGGCTGGAAGCCGCCGCCAACGAGGCAAAAAACGACGAGGAAATTGCTGCCGTGGAGGAAGAGGTCGGAAAGCTTGAAGCTCAAAAGGCCGAGCTGGATGAGAAGAAATCGAAGCTCCAGGGCGAAATCGCCGAGCTCGAAAATGAGCTGGAGCAGCTCAACGCGAAGGAGCCGACTGCACAACAGCGTTCTGCTCAACCGCCGGCACAGCAACCGGCACAACAATTCGAATATCGGGGTGAAAACAAAATGAGCATTTTCCGCAATCTGTCGCGGCAAGAACGTTCCGCGCTCGTCGCACGCGACGATGTCAAAGAATTCCTGCAGCGGGCCCGTGAATTGGCTGGCCAATCGCAAACGCGCAGCGTGTCTGGCGCTGAGTTGACGATCCCGGACATCCTGCTCGAACTGATTCGCGACAATCTGGATCGGTATTCGAAGTTGATTAACCGCGTCGGCCTGCGTAGGCTTCGCGGAAAGAGCCGCCAGAACATTCTCGGCGCGATTCCGGAAGGAATCTGGATGGAAGCCCACGGAAAGCTGAACGAACTGTCGATCGCCTTCAACCAGATTGAGGTCGACGGTTACAAGGTTGGCGGATTCATTCCGGTGCACAATTCCGACTTGGAAGATTCCGACGAGAACCTAGCCGAAATCATTCTGGATGCGATTGCTCAGGCGATCGGGTTTGCGCTAGACAAGGCAATCCTGTACGGCACAGGAATGAAAATGCCGCTCGGCATCGTGACGCGATTGGCGCAAACATCGCAACCGACCGATTGGGGAGCAAATGCTCCGGCATGGACCGACTTGCACACGAGCCATATCGTCAAGATCGATCCGGCCGGAAAAACTGCTCAGGAGTTTTTCGCGGAGCTTGTCCGTAAGCTGAAAATTCCGCGCGCGAACTACACGACCACGGGAAATGTCTGGTGGGCGATGTCGCGCAATACGCATGGCGAGCTGATGGCTCGTTCGATCGCATTTAACTCGGCGGCTGCTATCGTATCGGGAGTGAACATGACGATGCCGGTCGTGGGCGGCGATATCGTACTGCTCGATTTTATCCCTGACGGCGATATCGTTGGCGGATACGGCGAACTGTATCGGCTGGTCGAACGCAAAGGTGGCACGTTCGCGCGCTCTGAACATGTCCGCTTCCTCGAAGATCAGACGCTGTTCAAAGGCACGGCCCGCTATGACGGTAAACCGATTTTCGGCGAGGCGTTCGTGGCCGTGAATATTGACAACGCGAACCCGGCGGCTTCGATTCCGTTCGCGCCTGATACCGTAAACACGCCTGAAGTCTGATCCTGAATGCCGGACGTGATGAGCGTCCGGCCTCCTACATGGAGGGATGAACGTGGTAAAAGTGTTGAAAGACTTCCGCTGCAAGGTTACGAAGCGCATCTACCGAGCGGGTGAAACCTACGACGGCGACCGCGCGGAGGAACTGCACACGCTCGGGTACGTCGATGCCGGGGAAACCGATGACGGCGCCGCACCTGAACCGGCGGAAAAGCCCACACGGAAACGCGCCAAGCGCGATGACAGCGGGTGACGGCGATGGACGAATCGCAAATCCTCGCGCTTGTGAAGGCGCGTCTCGGAATCACGACGGCGGTCAGGGATACGTACTTGGCCGCTATCGTCTCCGGAGTGGTCGGGGAGCTGGAGCGCGAAAAAGGCATTACGCTTGATCCGGCCGACATGAACCACGTCATGTTTTGCGTGGATTATGCCACATGGCGCTATCAGTCCCGCGATGCACCTGGGGACATGCCGCGGCATCTGCAGTACAGGCTTCACAACCTGATCATTTCGGCGGGCGGTGGTGCCGGTGACGTATGACCACGAGCTGACACTGATCGGCCAGCGGATCGAAGAGGACGAGATCGGCAACCAAATTCCGGTTGAGACTGAGACAACGATCCTGTGCGGCCTGAAATCGGTCGGCCGAGCCGAGTTCTACGATGCGGCGGCTAGCGGATTGCGGCCGGAACTGGTTTTCGTGATTCATGCCTACGAGTACGGCGGCGAGCGGGTCGTGAAGTTCGAAGGCGTCCGGTACAACGTCATTCGCACGTATCAGGTCGACTTCGAGGAAATGGAACTGGTATGCGAAAGGATGGTCGGCAATGGCTGATATCAGCATCGACAACCTCGCCGACGCGATCGTTTCCGCTGTCCGGGAGTATACCGAGGACGTGAGCGAAGCGATCAATCAGGAAGTAGACGCGACGGCAGACGAAGTCCTCAAAGAGGTACAGGCGAACCACTCGTACCGGGACCGGACCGGCAAATACACGAAAGGGTTCGCGAAAACGATCCAGGATAGGCCGGGCGTTACACGTCGAGTGGTTTGGAATAAAAAACATCCGACCCGTGTGCATCTCCTCGAATTCGGTCACGCCAAACGAGGCGGCGGCCGCGTTCCGGCGTATCCACACCTCCGGCCGGCCTATGACAAGTACGGTACGAAACTTCCAGATAAAATCAAGCGGATCATCAGGAACGGAGGGGACCGCTGATGACTCAAGCCGAGCTGTTCCAAGCATTGAAGGCGATCGGATATCCGGTCGCCTATTCGCATTTTGATGATCCGCCGCAGCCACCTTATATCGTGCACTTGTTCGCTTATTCGTCCGACCTCATGGCTGACAACCAGAACTATGTGGAGGTTTCGAACTTCCAGATCGAGCTGTACACCAGCAAAAAGGACCTGACGGCGGAGCGAAAGGTACAAGATAAGCTGAAAGAGCTGCAGCTTCCATATGCCAAAACGGAAACTTGGATTGACAGCGAAAAGCTGTTTCAGGTCATTTACGAAATTCAACTGATTGGAGAGTGAAAATCAATGTCTGCAAACAAAGTCACGTTCGGTCTCGAAAAAGTCCACATCGCGTTTTTCGACGATCAGGCTGCTGAGCAACCGGCGTGGAAGACGCCGGTGGCGATCCCGGGCGCCGTCCGGTGGACGCCGTCGGCCGTGGGGGAATCGAGCACGTTCTACGCCGACAATACCGCTTATTTTACGGTCACGGCGAACAACGGCTACACCGGCGAACTGGAACTGGCGAACGTACCGGATGCCATCCTGGCAGAAATGCTCGGTTGGGAGATCGATCAAAACGGCATGATCGTTGAGGTTTCGGATGCGATTCCGAAGCATTTCGCATTGCTCGGCCAGGTACAAGGCGATAAGCGCAATCGCCGTTTTGTCTACTACGATTGCGTAGCTGCGCGGCCGGCAAAAGAACGCACGACGAAAAATGAGTCGATCACGCCGGCAACGGACGTGCTGTCGCTGACGATCAGCCCGATCGAAATCGGTGGGAAAAAGATTGTGAAGGGCGATCTGGAACTGAACGATACGAACCAGGCGGTATTCGACAGCTTCTTCAATTCCGTGTACGTGCCGACATATACGCCGGAGGTGTGAGGCTGTGCGTGAGCTGAAAATCGGAGGCCAAACGGTGAGAGTCAGGGCAACGCCCCTGGCTCTCTTGTATTACCGGCAGGAATTCGGGAGCGACCTGCTCGGTGACCTGATTGGCACGGTGCAGGGTTTGACCGGGCTGGTCGTCAACGGTGAGAATGTCGATCTGAAGAATATCGACTTTTCGAAATTCGACAGCGTGGCCTTCCTGAAACTGATCTGGGCGATGGCAAAAGCCGACGCCTTCGGGAAGCAGTTTCCGTCGTTTGAAGGGTGGCTCGCGGGGCTCGATTCGTTCGATCTCTCCGATCCGGCCGTCATGACAGCGGCGATCGAGGAAGCTGCGAACGGATTTTTTCGTTCCAGGGCGGGAATCAAGGCAGGAGTCCGTTGATCCGGATCAACGGACGGAAATAGTTGTGATGGCGGTTGGAAAGCGCATCGGTCTGTCATTCGCGGAAATAAACGAGCTCCGCATGGCAGACCTTTTTGATTTAGCGCAGTCGTATATGGGCAAAAAGCATTATGGTCCGCATATGGCTACGCAGGAAGATATCGACGCATTTTACAGGGGGTGAAGCGGATGGCCGAAACAATCAAAGGCATAAACGTCGTCATCGGGGCGGAGACGACCGGTCTGTCCGCCGCCCTGTCTGACGTGAACAAGCGCGCTCGGGATATCCAATCCGAGCTTAAGCAGGTCGATAAGCTCCTGAAACTGGACCCGACCAACACCGAGCTTTTGGCGCAGAAGCAGCATTTGCTTTCGCAAGAGGTGGACAACACCCGAGAAAAGCTGAACCGCCTGAAATCGGTGCAGGAACAGGTAAACGAGCAGTTCCAAAAAGGCGAGATCAGCGAAGGGCAGTATCGGGCGTTTCAGCGCGAGGTCGCGAAGACAGAGCAAGAGCTGCGGAACCTTGAAGGACGTCTCTCCGATGTCACGAAAGAGCTCGGCGATCAAAGCGGGTTCGTGAAAAAACTCGGCAAGGACTACCAGGAATCGTTCGAGCAGGCCAAGCAATCACTTGGCAATACCTTTGAACAAGCCAAAAAACTCGGTACTGCCATCACAGCAGCAGGTGCCGGGATCGCCGCCGGTCTTGGTGTGGCCGTGAAAGGTGCCGCTGACTTCGAGCAGGGCATGGCGAATGTCTATTCCGTTATGGCCCCTGATGAGGTCGCAAAATTTAAAGATGAGTTGAAAAACCTTGCGCTCACCATGGGCGCCGAAACAAAGTACAGCGCCACCGAGGCAGCGCGCGGTATCGAGGAATTGGTCAAGGCCGGTGTAAGCGTCAAGGATATCATCAATGGCGGATTGTCTGGGGCGCTCTCGCTCGCAACGGCCGGCGAACTGGAACTGGCGGACGCGGCTGAGATCGCGAGTACCGCCCTGAACGCATTCCGAGAGGACAACATATCAGTCCAAAAGGCTGCGGACATTCTGGCCGGCGCAGCGAACGCATCGGCTACGAGCGTGGGAGAGCTTAAATTCGGCTTGTCCCAGGTTTCGGCTGTGGCGTCCGGCGTCGGGCTTTCGTTCCAGGATACCGTTACGGCGCTCGCGGCATTCGCGCAAAACGGGCTCAAGGGTAGCGACGCCGGCACGTCGCTCAAGACGATGCTCATGCGCCTGCAGCCCAGCACCGAAGCTGCATACAATGAGTTTAAGCGCTTGGGCCTCTTGACAGTCGATACCCAAAAAGTCATGGAATACTTCGCAAAAGTGGGTATAAAACCGGCGAGCGAGTCCGTGGACGATATCACAGCCGCTCTTGCTGGCTATATAGCGAAAATGGACGGCGCCAAAACCGTCAGCGGCAAGTATTTCAAGCAGGCCCAAGATATGATTGAGGCAAACGGCTGGGTCTATTCGTCTTTTTATGATGCAAATGGCGAACTCAAAAGCATGTCCGAGATTGCGGACCTGCTCAATAAAAGCATGGCCAACCTGAACGAGCGTCAGCGGCAGGCTGCTTTGGAAGTCATGTTTGGTAGTGATGCCATCCGAGCCGCCAACATCCTCTACAAAGAGGGTGCAAAAGGCATCGAAGACATGGCAACGGCGATGGGAAAAATTTCGGCCGAAGACGTCGCCGCGCAGAAACTGGACACGTTCAAAGGAACAATTGAGCAATTAAAAGGGTCCCTGGAGACGGCACAAATTTCGATCGGTTCGGCGTTGATTCCGGCGCTGCGGACACTCACGGGGATCATACAAAAGGTTGTGGATGGGTTTAACAGCCTGCCGTCAGGTGTTCAGTCTACCATCGCCATAGTAGGCGCTCTCGTCGCGGCGCTCGCGCTCGTTACGGGGCCGCTTCTGATGATGATCGGGTTCCTACCGCAGGTTGTGGCCGGATTTACAATGCTCGGGAATGCCATGAAAGCCCTCACCGCCATCCAATGGGCACTCAACGCTGCCATGGATGCGAATCCAATCGGTCTTATAATCGCTGCTATTGCGGCTCTTGCCGCCGCAGCTTATGTGGTCATTAAGAACTGGGGACCGATCAAGGAATTTTTCGCTGGCATGTGGGATGCCATTGCATCCGCCACATCGACAGCATGGGAGAGCATTAAGTCTGCCCTTGCTTCTGCGTGGGAAGCGATCAGAAGCGCCGCTTCGACCGTGTTCGAAGCTGTCGCGAATTTCATCACGGACGTATGGAACGGCATTGTTTCGTTCCTCACGGACACATGGAACGGCCTAAAGTCGGTAGCTCAGACAGCATTCGAGGCAATCGTTGACGTGGTTCGCCCGATTATGGATGGCTTTCGAACGTTCTTTTCGGGCATCTGGGAAGCAATCAAGAATATTTTTGCCGGTGCGCTCCTACTCATCGTCGACCTGGTGACGGGCGATTTTGAAAACCTGAAAAAAGATGCTGAGGCGATCTGGAATAATCTGAAAGAAGCATTTTCAAATATTTGGGACGGCATCAAACAGGTATTCTCCGGGTCGCTTGATTTGATTTCGAAAGCGTTGAGTGCGGCGTGGAGCGAAATCAAATCGACAGCGGAATCGGCATGGAACGGCATCCGGTCGGCCATTTCCAGTATCGTCACGGCGACATCAAACTGGATCAAAGATACATGGAATTCTTTGGTAAATTGGTTCCGCGGGCTCCCTGAGACGCTGTATGACATTGGAACCAATATGTTCAATCGAATGAAAGAAGCCGTAGTCACTACGGTAGGTAGCGTCAAGGATGCAATTGTTACCGGTATAACGGCTGCGATCGACTGGATTAAAACACTACCGGCTCAAATGGTGCAGCTTGGCAAGGACATCATCCAAGGACTGGTGAATGGCATTAAGAACGTGGCCGGAGTCGTTGGGGATGCGGTAAAAGGTATCGCCGAAAAAGTAACCAGCGGCATTCGCGATGCGCTTGGCATTCATTCGCCTTCTCGTGTGACAATGCAGCTTGGCGAATACACCGGCGAAGGGTTCGCGCAGGGCATTTCGAAAAGCGGCAGTAAGGTCCGGAAGTCGGCGGAAGAGATCGCAAAAGAGGCTTTCGAGGCTTCGAAGGAATGGATCGACGAGCGTAAGTATTACAATGAGCTTTCGCTTGAAGAAGAACTCGCAGCCTGGGAAAGGATCGCTGCGAGGTACGCCGAAGGGACGGAGCAGCGAAAGGCTGCGGATCGCGAGGTATATCGCGTAAAACAGGAAATTTTGAAGGCGCAAGAGCAAGTCGAGCGAGATTCCTTCGAGAAATCCAAAGAGTGGATCGAAAGCCGGAAGCAGTTCGCAGAGATGTCGCTCATGGAAGAACTCGCGGCTTGGGAGCGAGTGCAACAGCGTTATGCCGAAGGCACAGAGGAACGTATCGAGGCCGAGAAGCAAGCTGCCCAGGTCCGGCAAGAGATTTACGATCAGCTAAAAGCGGCATCGGACGACTATTTGGCCAAAGTCAAGGAAATCAACGATAACTTGGCCGCGGAAGAACAACGCCTGACCGAAGCCTATCAGAAAGCCGTTGAAGATCGGACGCGCGAGATTACCAATTTTGCCGGTCTTTTCGATGAAGTTACCCGAAAGTCTGATATTACGGGCGAAAAGCTCATCGAAAATCTGAATAGCCAAGTAGAGGCGCTGAAAGAATGGTCGTCTGCATTGGCAAGCTTGGCAGCGCGCGGCGTCGATCAGGGGCTGTTGGCCGAGCTTCAAAAAGCGGGACCGAAAGCAGCTGACGAAATTGTGGCGCTGAACAATCTGACTGACGCCCAATTGGAGCAGTACCAAGAACTCTGGCGCGAAAAAAGCCAGTTGGCCCGCCAGCAAGCAGTATCCGAGCTGGAAGGTATGAAAAACGATACCGAACAGCAAATTGCCGAGCTTAGGGAAAAAGCAAGCGAGCAATTGACCCTTCTAGGCAATGAATTTCAGCAAAAAGTATCGTCGATCCGGACTGGCACGACCGGTCAATTTAACGCAATGGCCGCTTCCATGCCCCAAATTGGGAAGCAAGTAATAAGCGGCTTGATTTCGGGTTTGTCGTCAATGCAGGGGCAATTGATCAAAAAGGCGCAGGAGATCGCGGACAGTGTTTCGGAAACAATTCGGTCTGCATTAAAGATACACTCACCGTCACGCGTCATGATGCAGCTCGGGGAGTACACAGGGCAGGGCTTTGCACAGGGTCTCGGCAACGCTATTTCGGACGTTCGTCGTCAGGTCTCGGAGATGGCTGCCGCGGTATCCGGGGCCGGTGGCACATTGGCGGGGCCAACAATGCAGATAGCGGCAGTTGGCCAAACTGGGGCCGATGTGTTCAATTTTGACGGGATGTTCGCCGGGGCCGTGATCAATGTCAGAAGCGATAATGACATTGAGTCTTTGGCTAAGGCGATCTTTACTCAGGCTCGGCAAGTACAGCGCGGCGGGGGAGGGGTGCGCAGATGACCGATTTCATCTGGATCGGTGACAAATCCAACACAGACCTTGGATTTATCGTCCGGGGCACTTCGAAGCGGCCCGGTTTACCTGAGACGGTGGATCGCACGCTCCAAATTCCCGGTCGCCATGGACTGTATGATTTTGGGGCGACGCTTGGCCCGCTCTCGTTTTCCTTCGAATGCGCCTTTATCACGCGGGATGCTTTCGAGCTGCAGCAGCGGGTTATGGCGCTGGCGCGGACCCTTCTCGATAGCAACGGGAGGCCCAGGACTTTTGAACTGCGGCTGCGCGAGCGCCCCGGTCAGCACTTCATGGCCCGATATGTCGGCTCCTTTGACGTCGATCGCATCATCGGGACCGGGATATTTTCGCTTCCGCTGACGGTGTTCGATCCATTCGCCAGCTCGGATGAGGAGCAAATATTTGAGGGCGTGATTACGTACAGTCCCTTCACAGTGGAGATCAACTCGGAAGGGATTGTTCGCACGCCGCCCGTGATCGTGCTTTCAAACGAAGGGACTGAGACAATCACGCGATTTACAATTACCAACGAATACAGATTGGAGGAATGAGGATGGGACTTTCGAATGCTCGTGCGACGGCGCTTTTGAATCAGGAATTTCGTACGGGTCCGGTGTATCTGGCGCTGTATACTTCGAACCCTACCGGCGCCGACACCGGAACGGAGGTAAGCGGCGGTGGGTACATGCGACAGCAGATTACCTTCTCGGCGCCGGCGCTCGATGGTGGGAAAGAGGCGATCAAGAATGATGCGGTCATCCAGTTTCCGGTGGCGACGGCCGACTGGGGCACGGTGACGCATGTCGGCATCAGGACGGCAGACACCGGCGGCACGTTGATTGCGTTCGCCGCCCTGACAAATCCGCGCACCATTCTCGCCGGCGACCGTTTCGTCATCGACCTAAATAACGGCATCGTGAGGATGTCCTGACGATGTTTAATCGCGGCGCGTTCAACTTGGCTCCATATAACCGTCAGGCGACGGTGGCCGTTTTCGGTAGCTTTGTGATGGACCTGAATTGCGACATCACGATGCAGGCGAGCGTCGAAATGTATTCCGGCTTCGACATGGACCTTTCAACCGAAATGATCTTCGAGGCCATCCGGGAGCAGCTCGGAGCGTTTATCCTGGAGGCGACCGGAGACCTCGATTTTAACAGCGTGCGGGAGCGGACCGGGCATTTCGAGGTCGTTGGCACGCTGGACGTTTCGTTTTCAGCCGGCCGGTATCACGTCGATTCTATCGAGTTCGTCGGAAACTTTCGCCCTGGCGACAAAATCGTCATTGACTCAAATTCATTGAAATTGACCTTGAACGGCCAGAACGCCTTGCACCTGATGCAGGGCGATTTTTTCGACCTAAATACCGGGGCCAACACAATCACCTACACCGACGACCAATCTGGCAGGACAGTGAGAATCCGGATCACGCACCGCGACAAATTCGTGTGAGGAGGGTAAGCATGCGAAAGTCTTACGTGACGATCTATGATCTTCAAATGCGCAAGGTGGCATATCTTGAGAATGCCTTCGACATCACCTACGAAACGCCGATGAATGCGCTTTGGACGGCATCGTTCAGCCTTCCGGCCACCGATCCGAAAAATGCCGAATGCCAGCCGCTCTATTTCGCCGAAATCTTCGACGAGTCGGAGCGCCTGGAGCTGTTCCGCATTCTGTCGAGCACGTTGAACAGAAGCAGCGATGACATGAAGGTGACTTATCAATGCGAGCATGTCTTGGGTACGCTTCTGGACGACATCCTTTTCCAATACCACACGATCGGGAACCTCGGCGTCTACACGGCCGATGTGCTGCAGTATATCCTCGCTCGGCAATCCGTCCAGCGCTGGAAACTCGGGACGATTGAGTTTTCGCACCAGTTCGAATACAACTGGGAGAATGAAAACCTTCTCGGGGCGCTGTTCAGCGTGCCGAAGCCGTTCGCGGAAGAATACATGTGGACGTGGGATACAAGTACCTATCCGTGGACGCTCAACCTGATTCGTCCGTCTGACGAGGTGCAGGCGTACATCCGCTACGGAGTGAACATGCAGGGAATCGAGCGAACGATCGATCCGTCCAACGTCGTGACCAGGATTTACGGCCTTGGCTACGGCGAGGGGGTAAATCAGCTCACGTTCGCGGAGATCAACGGCGGCAAACCATATCTGGACGCGGAGCCGGAGTACATCAGCAAGTACGGCATCATGCAGTCTGTCTTTGTAGACCGAAGGTTTCAATATCCCGAGACGCTCATAGCCCGCTGCAAGGCGATGCTCGATGAGCTGAAACAACCTCGGACGTCCTACGTCGTGCGGGCATCGGAGCTGTATGCCATCACGAAAGACCCGATCGACAAGTTCCGGACCGGCGCGGTCGTGCGTGTCCAAGACAAGGAGATCGGCGAGGACGTCAAATTTCGGGTGCTGAATGTGCGTAAGCCGGACGTGCTGGGAGCGCCCGGAGACGTGGAGATTGAGATTGCCAACCGGCCGGAGGACATCGCGGGGACGATCGCGGACCTCCGGAACCGGCAATATGTAAACGACGTGTACGCCCAGGGAGCCACGAACCTCGATTCGCACGATTTCGCAGACAACTGCGATCCGCAGCATCCGGCGGTGCTCCGCTTCTGGATTCCGCAGGAGGCGGTACGGATCAATAAGGTGCTGCTTTCTTATGAGTGCCAACCGTTTCGGGGGTATTCGAAGGCTATCGAGGCGGCGCCGGCGACGACGAGTGGGCCAAGTACACGGGAGACGACGGGGCCGAGCTCGCGGGAGACGTCCGG